CAGAATTTCTAGTAAAACATATACTAGATTACGCTGGTTTGAGATGTTGTGGTTTGAAGCCTTACCTACACAAAGTTCGTAATGAAGGTAAGCTTGGTTGGATCAAAGCCTTTCTGACAAGAGACATCAATCTCTTGAAAGAGGCTGTTGTGGGTGAGATTGAACTTGATCATACTGTTGGTCAAGTAGTGAATCTTCATCCTATGGTTGTTGATATGGTATTTACACATATCAATTGGAACACTCCTCATCTTTTGCAAGGGGATGTCTTTGGTGAATATAATGATGTTGATAAAAACCTCATAAGAATGTTCTCCTTGAGTAGACACCTTGATATTGATGAGATGGATTTGATCGTTAATTCTGAATGTACAAACAATCAGATACCGACGATCGTATCGAGAATGATGTTGCGTAGACAATTTTGGCTTTCGCTAAAATTATTGTTACTTGACAGAATTCTGAGTGGTTTAGTCTGGGGAGCTGAAGCCGTTTGTTTTAATCAAACGACTGGTTCTCTAGATTGGGACAAGCCGGATTATTCAACTGAATTCGATTTTGTTTGTGAGAACAGAGTAGCAGAAGAGATTGACAGCATATTTGCTAATCAGATATATTTATACAATTATTTGTTGTATAATGGTTTCTGTTTAACATGTGTGTTTGAGGAAATTGTAGGTAAAATGAAAGTTGAAGCCTCTATAGCTGTTTCGGGCTTTAGAGAATATAAACTGTTCTGTGCTTTTATTGAAATTTTCTTTGTCCTCTTTTGCTTGTACTCTCTCTGGAATTGCAAAGGATTGATAATGTGGGTTATCAAGCTTGTTTGGAAAACTGTAAAATTCATTAAGAATTTCTTATTCTGGGAACGAGAACTCTTGCCTGAAAAGAAGGAAGAGACGATCATATACCAGGGCATAGCTTATGTCAAGAGAATCATTGATGATAAGGAGATCTACGTTAAGAAAGATACTGAGGAGATTAGGGAAGAGGAAATGGCCCTCCCTAATTCTCAATATTATCCTTGCGTAAAATTTCCTACCGGGTGTTTTCTATTAGCGAACACTTCCGTAGAAATGGCTAAATTTGCCAGTTTCTTTCGGATAAGCGATTACTTGGTTACTGCGAGACATGTTGCTCATGGGTTGAGTTCTTCAACCTGTGATATATATTGTTGCGGAGTATCAGAAAATATTAGGAAAAATTGTAAGTTAAATCTCAAGAACGTTGTTCCATTGCAAAATGAGCAATTTTTTGATGATCAAAATGCTTACTTTGGAGATCTTGATGTTTTCGCCCTAAAGATGCCAAAATCTTTCTGGTCGAAGATGGGAATGCGCTCGGCAGTGCTGGGACCTTCTTACTTCAGACAGAATGTTTTAGCCGTTGGATTTCACAGCGGCGTTATGATGGCATCTGGTGGGCGTATTTTGAGGGACAGTTCTCATACTGAACTTCATCATACGGCCTCCACTGAACAAGGTTACAGTGGATCACCACTCTATGCTGGTGGGAAAACTGTAGGTATGCACATCCGTTGCGATTCCGTTGAAAATGTAAACGTCGCAATTAGGGTTGAACATATTATACATTATTTACCGAGTGAAAACGAAGTCGAGGGTAACGAGGCAGCAAGCGTTGTCTCTAGTACTAGCTCGATGGCAGTAACGCACGGTTATAAGAAAAATAAGCGTAAATTTAGAGGAAAGGATGTACACACATTCCTTGAACCTGATGACACTTATACTCTTATGGATGACGATGGTTATGTTTTTTATGACATGCGGGAGGAGGACATGGAAATGGAATTCCCTGGATTTTCGAAGAACAAGTACGCAGTAGAGCGTACTTCAATTCAACAAAAATTATACATGGATAATAAAAAACTTAACAGATGGGCGGATTATGATGATGATGAATTTGAAAATGTCAAATTAGAAACAGTCGTAGAAGTAGATCCACCATTTGTATCTATCGGACATGAGAAACCTACTCATGTAGCAGCTCCTAAGAAACCGAATAATGAAGTTCTAAATTTTTGTCATGAAAATTCTGACCTTCTATCGGAATTAGGTTTTGAAGAAGGACAGTACCTTATGCCGGAGATTTCCAGTAAGATAACTGATCATTCTTTGAAGGCTCATTTAAAAACTTTCCACGAGGCTAACCTCACTATAACCCATCCTCCAACGGAATTGGAAATGACCCGTGTTGTGAATTTAGTATTGCGCAGATTAGTGCATGCTAAATTTACTCCTAAATTAGGGTACCGATCCGCGGAGAATATAGATGAGATTATCTCGAGTAGTATAGTGCAAGGTAAGAAATCGCCAGGATTTCCGTTTTTAGACGAGAATCTTAATGATAATGCAGCCGTGCTTAAAAAATACGGTAATGCAGGTCTTAGAGATTTGGTCCTACGGGATTGGGACGAAAAATTTGTAGGTAAAGTCTTTATAAAGAATGAACCTACGAAACCACACAAGATTAAAGCTGGCAAGCCAAGGATTATAGTGGGTAATCCTGTAACTAAGATGATAAAGCATGCAGCTATAGCTAAGGAATTAGCTTTTTCAGTAGTTAAAAACTGGAAGAACACACCTATCAAATATCCTTTTGCTCCCAATAAACCTGGACATTGTGAACATTTACAACGATGGTTTAAGGGGCTTCCTTCTATCGACGAAAGCGATAAGAAGGAGTGGGATTATCATTTCTTTAAGTACCTCTTTGATATATGTCAAAGAGTTGTTAAAGGATTGGCCGTGCAAGATACTGATATGTCAAATGAGGAATTCGCTCAGTGGAAAACCGACGTCGATAAAATGTTCGACGAAATGGTTAGTACTTTTGAGTATAGGAGTCCTACAGGTGAGATATTGAGATCTTTCTTTGAGGGTATTATGAAAAGTGGTTGGTTTTTAACAATATTGGTAAATTCAATAGCTCAATTGGTATTGAATGATTTAATCTTGATAAGGATGAATTATACAGACGATGAAATTCTATCGCGTAAATTTGCGATTGGAGTTGGTGGTGATGATGTCATGCAAGCATTTCCGCGTGAATTTTGTAGGGAGACTTACAAAAAAGAAGGTGAGAAATTAGGTTTTAAAATTGACTTAAAGACGCATGAAAGCTTTGATGGTGTTGAGTTTTTCTCGAACAAATTCAAGGTCATTGGTGATACTTATGTGGAATATTACCCTTGTAACTTCGCAAAGTGTATTTCGAATATGCGCAATACCAAAACGGAGGATTTAGCAGGAGCTTTAAGTAGCCACATGATAAACTATGTTTTTGACGTACCAAAGTTTGAATTTTTCCAAAAAGTGTATATGCACTTTAGGAAATCACATCCTGATCTTTTTCCTTTAAATTTATATAGAGATAGAGTTGCAACTATATATTTAGTAAAGGGTTTTGAGTCTAAGGGAACGGTCCATGAGGATCCGTATTCCTATTACTTATAAACAAACAAAATTAAAATTGTAACCCAGACTTAGTCTGGGTTATGTCCTGAGTATGACGTTAAAAGACTCAATAGTCCTGGGCGGGACTTTAAAACGCCCATGTTATTATTAACGGTGGCTGGTGGAGTAAAATTAATCAAAATTAATTTTATTCCAGTAATACACGATCCCACAACAAATAATTGTGGAGCAGGGTATAGTGACGGTAAATTCCAAAAATCAGTTGGAACATTCGAAACTACACCTACAGGTTACGTTGATTTTACGTGTCAGGAACACGATAGAGATACTTACAACTGCGACGATAATCCGTTCTGCTTAGATACAGCAGATAACGATTTTCTTTACAGAAATTTTAGCAATCCGAGTGTAAAAGGAATTTTATACTCTTCGGCTGCTAAGTTAGTTAATAAATCTACCCGATTACTTACAGGTGCTTATTCTAAGAAGAACTTACGAATGAGCGAAGAAGTCGAGTATGATCCTTATCATGGATATGATGGACCTTTAAATGCTCATCCTGTTGAAAAACAGAATTTGCGTACGGTCTATGATCCTGTCAATGAAGATAACGATAATGTACACATTGGTACTTTTACAAATACTGATAAATCTAATTCAGAAACATCTGAAGTAGGTTATGGCTCACATACAAAACCTAAAACTGACTCTACCGCATCGGTAGAGAACAGATCTAGTGCTCATGACGAGTACTTTAATGATATGGGTGGAGTTAGAGTTAAGTATACAAAAACTGAATACAATAAGTATTTGTATAATGAAGCTAAAAGAAAATTAGCTAAATTAAAAATAAAGAAACCAAAGAAATTAAAAGCTAAGAAGAAAAAGAAAACTAAAAATAATAAGATAGCTTGCGATTTTTGTCACAAATAATAACATTCGTCTTGGGCAGACGTTAAATGCATCCGGTTGGTGGTTGGTGTAAAAATAATTAAAATTTTTACAATAAATCTATACATATGGTTAAAAAGAACACTAAATCGAAAAAACAAGGAAGAAGCGCGAAAAACTTCGCTTCGAAAAAGAAAAGTCAAATGTCTCAGAGAGCGATGCCTAAATTTGGTCCTGTTGCTGCTATTAGTACAGCTCCAGTGGCCATTGGCAATTCGCTCAATGGAGTCAAATCTAGAGTTATTCAAACTGGTCCCGACAGCGTACGTGTTGTTGGTCGCGATTTTGCTTATACTGCTGCGAGTACAGGTACAGCGGCTGGCTGGTGTCTTGTTGGAGGATTTCCTCTAACACCCGCAGCCTTCGTTTCCAGTACTTTGCGTAGTTATTCGCAAATTTACAACAGGTTTAAAGTGCACACTATTGTGTCGCATTATATAACTAGTAGTGCTACCACGTCAACTGGTGATGTCTTATTCCAAACGAATAAGAATCGAACTGATCCTATTGCTAATAACACTGCCTCAACATTTCTAGCTTATGCTTTATCTGATCCAAACACCATCATTGGCCCACAATGGACCAATCATACGGCTGTTTTCAGACCTAAACAAACTTGGAATACGTTGGATCTAGGGCTTAATTCAGACATTGATTTTGCTTGTGCTGGTGAAATGATGTTGTACAGTAAAACTGCTTCAACGGATTCACCCGGTTATTGTTTGATTGATTATGATATTTCTTTTAGTGAATTGAGTATAAATCCACGTAGTGGAACTTTACCAAATCCAAATATTATATACCAACCGATAACGCTTACTACAGTAGCTAGTGCTACTTATACGCTTAATAATGCTGCTTCGTATACTACCAATACATTTTGGACTGGTGGTACGACAATTTCAGCTTTTATTAACTCGAATACAAAATCTGGTGATATTTTTAAAGTCACTTTTGATATTACTAATTCCGTGCTTGGTGGTGCTTGGACAAATACGTCCGGCACTACCCCAACCAGCGCAAATCTATTGGCTGAGAATTTAGGTTCTGCTACATCAACAACAATTGCTATTGTTGATGGATTGACATTGTATATGTTATATACTGGTAATAACTACTTTCTATACGCTAACGTGGCTTCCGCCTTCAATTCATCAAATGAATTGAAATCCGGTGCTTCGTATGTTGCAGCAGCCACAAATACACTAACAACTGGTGTTCATTTGTTTGGTATGGCTTCATGGGTTGGAAATAATCAAGTTAATAATATCCAACAATCATAGTCTTCTCAGACTACTTAAACGAGAAAGGTTCTCATGAAATTGCGTGTTAAAGCTTACCTTTTGAGATGAAAGACGCCAAATTTTATTCTTCCC